CGGTGGCGAGGTCCAACGCTGGCTTGACGAGCAAAAGGCCGAGCAGAACGGACCCCCGGACGGATCGCTGTCCGAGCGTCTGGCCGCCGCCGAAGCCTCTCTCGCCGCCGTTACGGCAGAGAGGGATACGCTGGCGACTGCCATCCGTAAGCTGACCGATCAGGTCCACCCCGCCGCCGAGTAGCGCCGGGGCGGTGCAGCAGGGCGACGGGTCAGACGGTTCTGGATATGGCCGTGGAGCCCGCTGCCCGCTGCAAGGCACGCGTACTGGAACGCGTCCATGATGTGCGAGAACTCGTTCTTGTCGGGCATGGGCTTGGTCTGCCCCGAACGCAGCTTGGAGTAGCGGTAGCCAATCGACAGCGCCTGAATGAGCGTCGGGCACCGCTTACGGTCGATCTTCACCGCCGGCTCGCCGTTGACCATGGACATCAACCACCCCTCCACGGCCCGGATACGGGGCTCGATGTCGTTGGTGGGGGCGGGGAAGGCGGAGAAACCGGCGTTCTTCATGAAGTCGAACGTGGTCTCTTCAAAGATGGACCCGCGCGCCGCGCCTGATGGGTCTCCGATGACCGCCGTCCCCCTGCCGAGGTAACGCTCCTGCTTGAGGGCCGGCTTCAGCGAAGTGCGCACATGCACCTCAAGGCCAACGTCTTTCGCGATGACTTCTTCCAGAACCAGCAGACAGCCGCGATGGTCGGGCTGGACGATGATCGAGCAGGGGTCGCGACCGAAGTCCTGTCCGATGTAGAGCGGCATGGTCGACAGCGGGATGATCTCGTCGACGACGTGCTTCGACATGCTGAAGCTGTCGCGGAACACGACGGTGCCAGACGGGTCAGCGCCGTACTGCGCGTGGACGTAGCGGCGCACCCAGTCCGGTGAGCTGTTTTCGGTCATGCGCTCGTAGTATTTGCGGCCCTGTGCGATGCGCTCCGGGTGGTTGATCGGGAGCTTCAGGGTCTCCGGCGTCTGTGTCAGCCAGTTCAGGTTCTCGGCGTTGTCGGCCATGCCACCCGGCTGCTTGAAGATTTGCCAGTCCTTGGGCGGGTTCTCCATGAACTTGTGCCAGTCGGAACCCTCCGTCGGGAAGTTGGTATCCGCGATGAGCCCGAACCACGATGCACCACCTTGCGCTGCCGACGGGTAGCGTCCAAGACGGCCGGAGAGCGGGTCGATGATCTGGATGTCCATCTCGATGCACTCCGACATCCACGCGCCTGTGAGCTGCATGGACAGCAACCGGCGCTGGTCCTCGGGGTCGTCGAGCGGGATCAGGAGCCATTCCGACCGGATGTCGCCGGCCTCGATGTAGATGGTGTTGTCGGAGACCTTGTAGGTGCTGATCTGGCCGAGCCACGCCAGAATGTCCTTGAGGACGGTGTCCTTGAGCTGCTTCAGCGTCTGGCGGACGATGGCGAACCGGGTGTAGCGGTAGCCGTCAGGGGCCTTGATCTGCTCGGCGGCGCGTCGGAACAGCTCAAAGATGCAGCCGGTGGTCTTGGCGGAGCCTACAGGCCCCGCGATGAGCCTGCCGAACGCCTCGGATGACATGAACCGCGCAATGGTGGGTGGGGCGTCGAAGCGAACAGAGGTCATCAGTCAAGCTCATTGGTTACGGTGGAATACTGGTTACTCGGAAGAGTAATCGTGTGGTCGATACGGCGGTCGCCGAGGTTGATGACGACCTGAAAGCCGTTGGAGCTGTCGCCGCCTTCGCTGGGCATCCGGTCGACGCCAGCGACTTTGGCAAGCAGTTTGGCGGCCTCTACCTTGGCATTGAGCGACGCGTCCTTGCCGTGCAGCTCGTTGTTGAGCGTCGGCAGCCATTCTTCCAGAAGGATGGCCGACTTGAGCTTCAGCCGCTCGCTTGAGTTCTTGGCGCTCGACCATTCCGCGACATTGGCGCTCAGGTAGGCGACGAAGCGCGGGCTGCGCTGGATCACCTCCCACTGGTCGTGCGACACCCCTGCGTTCGACAGGATGTCGGACAACGGGTAGATGTCCATGGCGATCTCACGCGCCAGTTGAAGCATGGTCGTGTCGAGCTTGTCTGATGTTACTTCGGTGGCGGGCTTGTTAGGCGGGCTATCCATGGTGTATGATCCCTATTGCCAAGGCATCGGAATATACGGTAAACAACCGCCATGTCCAACACTCTCCCACAGCGCGGCGTCATTCGTATAGCGAGCAATTCGCAGCTAGCGGCTCGCGAAGAGGAAGAGCGCAAGGTCAAACGGGACGCAGACGAGGCGGCGCGAAGTGCGCAGCTTCAGGGTCTGGTGGGCTATATCCGGTCGCGCTACGACGTCATGCGCGTTCACCGCGCCAACACCCAGTCGGGCTGGGACCACCGCCTGCTCGCCGCCATGCGGGCGTTCAACGGCGAGTACGACCCGCAGAAGCTCGCGGAGGTCCGGCAGTTCGGCGGCTCCGAAATCTACGCCCGCATGACCGCCATGAAGTGCCGTGGCGCGTCGTCGCTGCTGCGAGACGTCTACCTGACGAACGAGCGGGCATGGGGCATCGACCCGGCTCCCGACCCGGATGTGCCGCCGAACATCGTGCAGGCCATCATCTCGCTGGCCAACTCCGAAATGGCGGCGCTTCAGCAGCAGGGGATGCCCGTCGACCCCACGATGATCCGCGACCGCATCTTCGGGCTGATGAAGGCGGCTCGCGACGCTTCCAAGAAGCGGGCCAAGGATCAGGCCAAGGTTGCGCAGGACAAGATCGACGAAATCCTCAACGAGGGTGACTTCTACCGGGCGATCAGCGAGTTCATCCAAGACCTGCCGCTGTTCCCGTTCGCGTGCCTCAAAGGGCCGACAGTCCGCATCGTGCAGACGGTGAAGTGGAAGCAGGGACAGCCGGTCATCACCAATGTGCCGCGCCTCATCTGGTCGCGCGTGTCGCCGTTCGACCTGTTCTGGACGCCCGGCATCTCGCGCATCGAGGACGCGGAGATCATCGAGCGCTCGCGCGTCACCCGTGCCGATCTCAACGACCTGCTGGACATCCCCGGCTACAACACCGAAGCAGTGCGCCAGTGCCTCGCCGACTACGGCTCGGGCGGCCTGTACGACAACTGGGACCAGACCGACGCCGCGCGTGCGATCCTTGAGCGCCGCGAGAACCCGCACCTCAACCGCTCCGGCCTGATCTCCATGTTGGAGTTCCACGGCAACGTGCAGGGCAGCATGCTGGCCGGGTATAACCTACCCGGCGTGACCGACCCGCTGCGCGACTACATGGTGCAGGCGTGGATCATCGACCGCCATGTGCTGAAGGTTCAGCTGTCGCCGAGCCCGCGCAAGCGCCACCCCTACTACATCACGTCGTTCGAGAAGGTGCCCGGAACGCCAGTGGGCAACGCCTTGCCGGACATCCTCGCCGACGTGCAGGAGATGGCCAACGCCTCGCTCCGCTCGCTGGCCAACAACTTGTCCATGTCGTCCGGCCCGCAGGTGGTCGTGAACGATGACCGCATCGCCATCGGGGCCGACGCCGACGAGATGTACCCGTGGAAGCGCTGGCACGTCACCAATGACCCGCTGACCAACTCGACCCAGAAGCCGGTCGAGTTCTTCCAGCCGCAGTCGAACGCGCACGAGCACCTTGGCGTCTACAAGGAGATGATGGCCATCGCAGATGACCTGTCGGCCATCCCGAAGTATCTGGCCGGCGGCGCTGCCGGCTCCGGCGCTGGGCGCACCGCGTCCGGCCTCGCCATGCTCATGGGCAACGCGTCCAAGATGCTTCAGACGGTCTGCGCCAACATCGACCGCGATGTCTACGAGCCCGCCCTGATGGGGCTCTACGACATGATCATGATGACCGACGAAACAGGGATGTTGACTGGCGACGAGAAAGTCCGCATTCTTGGCGTGCAGGTGGCAGTGCAGCGGGAAACGCAGCGTGCTCGCCAACTTGAGTTCCTTGGCATCACGGCCAACCCGATGGATGCCCAGATCATGGGTCCGAAGGGGCGAGCCACGGTGCTCCGGTCGGTGGCAGATACCATCGGCATTTCCGGCGCTCAGGTGGTGCCGTCGGAAGACGAGTTGGAGACGCAGCAGAAGGCAGCAGCTGCCAAAGCCGCGCAGCAGAACATACCGGGCCACGCCGGCCTCGGCGAGAAGGCAGCAGATGCCCAAGGCGGTCAGACGCCGCAGGGCGGCCAAGCATCTGGGGACGTTGGCCCGCGCACCAACATCTCCGGTGGTTCCCAATAGCGCAGGAGGCCATTGGTATGGCGAAGGTCAACAGCAAATCCTCCGGCGGAGGAAAGTTCATGTCCGGCGGTTCCGGCAAGATGTTCGGCAAGGGCGGCGCAGCGACCGCCAAGGCGGGTCACACCGCCAAGAGCGACAACGGCGGCTCGGGCGGCAAGTTCGTGTCCGGCGGCACGACCAAGATGTTCGGCAAGGGCTCGGCCGGCACCGCTCGCGCGGGCCACTCGGCGAAGGCGGGTCAGTGATGGCGAAGATGACCCCCAAGCAGTTCGAGCGCTCGGCCATCGACAAGCGCATGGATAGCCGCAAGGGCGCTCCGAAGGAGGGCTCCAAGGCGGACCGTGCAGCGGACAAGAAGGCCCTCGACAAGGTCAACAAGGGCAACCTGTTCGCCAAGGGCTTCATGGCGGGCAAGCGCGGGAAGTAACTCCCGCGAGTAACCGCGACACCAAGGAGGTCGGTATGGCCAACAACAAAGTCGTATCGACGTCTTCGGTGTCGCGGCTCAGGCCGTCAGTGCCCAAGACCAAGCAGGTGACGACGAAGCTCAACGCGCCGAAACAGCGCTCGTCGAACTACGCGAAATCTACCGAAGCGCCGTACGACGCCAAGCAGTACGGCAACATTTCTTTCGGCCGAACCGGAATGACTGAGAGATCGTAGGATGGCGAAACACCCGACCTATATCACGCTGAAAGGCAAGGGCACGCGCCAGCAGATACTGCCGCATCGTGGAGCCTTGAACACCCTGACGCGGGGTGACCCGGCGCAGCGGTCGATGGGGCACTATGGCAAGGCAACGCCGTCCATGGAGGACAGCCCGTCCGTGCCGCAGATGGCGCTCATGGGTCCGCGCCCGTGAGCAAGCAGGTAACCGAAGAGCTGACGCTGGCGATGTTGCGTCTGTCCGAGGTCAACTCGGATGTCTGGCGTCAGTTCACGGAGGCCATGCAGGCGCGGGCGCGGGCGTTGTCCGATGCGCTCGTCGACGCCCCGGCTGACAAGATGCAGGTCATGCAGGGGCAGGCGCAGTGCATGGTGCAGTTGTGCAAACAGTTGGCGTCGTGTAGAGAAGATGGGCGCAACATCATCGCCCTGAGGCAGAAGCAGTCTGCCAAGGCGAACATCTAGGAGATCGAACATGGCGCTGAAACAGTTTTCGCAGAGCGTCGACAGCGCTCGTATCCCCGAGTTTCTGAAGAAGCTCTTCTCGGCTGTCGCGACCCTCGCTGGCCGCAAGTACGCCGCAGACGCCACGGACGGCAACGTCACGCTGACGGCCGCGCAGCTGCTCGGCGGGTTCATCCTGCGTTCGGCCGGCGCGACGTCGACCGACGTGTTCCCGACGGCCACGGCCATCATCAACGCCATGCCGGACTGCGAGGTCGGTGACGCCTTCACGTTCGAGATCATCAACACGAAGTCGGGCACGATCACGATGGCAATCGGTACGGGCATCACGCTCGCCGGCACGACGACCATCGCCACGGGCACGTCGCGACGGTATCTCGCCATCGTGACCAACGTCGGAACCCCGGCTGTCACCATTCGCGGCCTGTAACCGCCGCGTCAGTGCTGAGTACAGGGGCACCCTCGCGGACAGCGGCGGTGCCCTTTTTGTCACTAACCACCAGAGGACCACACCACATGACCGACGCAAATACCGCCGTACCACACAACGATCCCAACGTCGTCCTGCCCGCCGCTGTCCGCAAGCAGATGGAGCGCGCCGAGCAGCTTCAGAAGCAGCACTACACTCCCGAAGGCACGCTCGTCACCGACCAGCAGGACCAGCAGCCGCAGGACGCGCAGCCGCCGCAGGACGAGCAGGGCCAGCAGGACGAGCAGGGCCAGCAGCCGTCGCAGGACGCCCGCGCCCAGCAGGAGGCCAAAGCCGAGCGGGAACGCGAGCGCGAACGCCACCGCGACCGTTCTCTCGATGGCCGCATCCGCCAGCTGACCGAAACGGTCGAGACGCTGCGCGGCGAGCTGCATGCGTCGCGCGCCAACGAACGCGCGCTGAGCGCCGAGCTGACCGCGCTTCGACAGGCACGCGTTTCCGCTCCGGCGTCAGTCGCCGTGCCAGAGTTTTCGGAGGACGAAGTCGAGACCTTCGGGACGGAGTTCCTTGACGTTGTCGGCCGCCGGGCGCAGCAGATCGTCGAGCCGATCCGCGCGGAGTTCGAGCGCAAGATCGCCGAGATGGGCGCGACCGTCGCCGCCACCAAGCAGACCGGCGACGCCATCACGCGTGAGCAGTTCTTCCGCGAAATGGACAGCCAGCTGCCGAATTGGCGGGCTCTGAATGAGGACCGCGAATTTCTTTCGTGGCTGGGCTTGCCAGACCCATTTTCTGGTGCTATTCGTTTTGACCTATTGGACGACGCTTTCAAGCAGCTCAATGTGGCGCGCACGAAGGCGATCTTCAACGGCTTCGTTACTCGCGAGGCGTCTGTGGCCCCCGCCCACAAGGCAGCCACGTCACCGGCCCCCGATGGCAAGGTGGACATGGCATCGCTGGCGGCACCCGGACGAGCCCAGTCTGCGCAGGCATATGCCTCCGCTGAGAAGCCCATCATCAAGCCGGCTGAAATCAGCCGCTTCTATGCGGACGTCGCCGCAGGCAGGTACACACCCGAACAGGTGGTGCAGCAGGAAGCGATCCTCAACGAAGCGCTGAAAGAGGGCCGGGTTCGGTAACCCCCTTCGCAATTTGATGGAGCTTTCGCCATGGCATTTGGCGTTGCATCTGGCGTCACGACGCCCCCGCTCTACCCCTCCGGCGGAACCGCCAACACCCTCCAGTCGACGGGCTTCATTCCCGAAATCTGGTCGGGCAAGCTGGTCGAGAAGTTCTACGCGAACACTGTGCTCGCGGCGATCTCGAACACCGACTACGAGGGCGAGATCAAGAACCAAGGCGATACGGTCAACATCCGTACCAAGCCGACGATCACGATCCGCGACTACCTTGCCGACGGTGACCTCACCATCGACCGCCCGTCGGGCAACAAGGTCCAGCTGCTCATCGACAAGGCGAAGTATTTCAACCTCGCCCTCGACGACGTGATGGAGAAGCAGTCCGATCTCAACATCTTGTCCATCTGGGCGGATGACGCGTCGGAACAGCTGAAGATCAAGATCGACACGGACGTCCTCGCCGGCATCCTCGGGCAGGCCGCCGCCGCCAATCGCGGCGCGACCGCTGGTGTCATCTCGGGCAACCTCAACCTCGGCGTCACGACCTCGCCGCTGGCTCTCGTCGCCAACTCCCCGACCGTCGGTCAGGTGGAAGTGGTCGACATGATCCTGCGCTTCGGTCAGGTGCTCGACGAGCAGAACATCCCCGAGACGGGCCGCTGGCTGGTCATCCCCGCGTGGATGGCGACGCTGGTGAAGCGCTCCGAGCTGCGGCAGGCCTACCTGTCCGGCGACGGCGTGTCCATGCTCCGCAACGGCCGCATCGGCATGATCGACCGCTTCATGGTCTACGTGTCCAACCTCCTGCCCTCCGGCGTCGCTGGCGGTCTGGCGGCTGGCGAGTACGCCTGCTACGCCGGTCACGCCCACGGTCTGACGTTCGCGTCGCAGTTCACGAAGATGGAGAACATCCGTTCCGAGCGGACCTTCTCCGATCTGCTGCGCGGCCTTCAGGTCTTCGGCTACAAGGTCATCGACGGCAAGGCCATCTCGCAGGCGATTGTCACGCAGGCCTGATCCGGCAACGTGATCCGCTGAAGGCCCTCGTCGTTTTACGGCGGGGGCCTTACGTCTATCTGGGGGCAACATGGCCTTTCTGAGCACGGTGCAGGAATATGTGACCAGAGCCCGCACCATCGTGCAGGACACTGTCGCGCCATATCGCTACTCCGACGCCGACTTCATCGCGGCGCTCAATGAGGGTTACATGGAGGTCTACCGGATGAGGCCCGACCTCGTTCGGCCGTACCTCAAGACCGGCGTGCCGACGTTCTCTGTGGTGGGCGATACGGTCGATCTCGACGCACGCTACCGGCTGGCGCTGGTCTACTTCATCTGCGGCACGGTCCACGTCATAGACGAAGAGCCGGCGCAGGATGCCCGGTCGGCCGCGTTCCTGAATGCGTTCATCAAGAAGCTCGCAGCAACGGTGTCCTAATGGCTACGCAAGACGTCGACAGGCTGATGGACGATCTCCGCGTGTTGTTCCCCGGCGCGGTGGACGACACGCTGAAGCGCGAGATTTACAACGCGATGCACTGGTTCCTGCCCCACTCTCTGGCGTGGGTCAGCGAAGCCACCATCGAGTTGATAACTGGCCAGCAGCTCTACACCGTCTCTATTCCGCGAGGGCGGATCGAGCTGCTGCTGTCGGTCGTCGACGAGAACGACAATGCGTCCAGAGGGTGGATGATGCAGTCCATCACGACCATCCGCTGCCCCACCGTCCCCAACGTCGACGGCGCGGTGTTCACCGCGAAGTTTGCCACGGGCGTGCGCCTGCCGGTTACTCGGGAAGGTTACCCGGACGTTCCGAACGAAGTCATCGAGCGTTGGTACGACGCCATCCTCTCCGGCACGTCGGCGCTCTTGCAGCGCCAGACCATGAAGCCGTGGACGAACCTTCCGATGGCGAAGATCAACTGGGGGTACTTCGTCAAAGGCGCTGCCGAAGCCAAGCAGCGCGCATCCCAGATGTCCACAATGGGTGCTGCCCCTTGGCGGTTTCCACAGCAATACAGGGTGTGATCCATGGCGATCAGCATTGTCCACCAGTTCGTCTCCGCCAAGCCCGACGGTGTCGACAGCTCGCTCGTGCAGCCGTCCAACTGGAACGCGCCGCACACCATCCAGATGGCCACTGCGCGCCTCATTGGCCGCACGACGGCGGGCACGGGCGCGGCCGAAGAGATCACTGTCGGTAGCGGCCTTCTGTTCGCCTCCGGCGTGCTGTCGTCGGACCGCGCTGCTCCGGGGGCCAACTCCGACATTACCTCGTTGTCCGGGCTCACCACGCCGCTGTCCATCGTACAGGGCGGCACCGGGGCCAATTCGCAGTCCGGCGCGCGTACGGCGCTCGGGCTCGGGTCGCTGGCGACCAAAAGCTCGGTGGCAGCCGCCGACCTCGCCGCGCTCGGTGCTGCAAAACGCTTGCTCGGATCGAATGAGGCGAGCACGGCCGGCGCGGAGCTGACACTTGGTGGCGGTCTCGATGTCATTGCCGGCGCGCTGACCAACACCTACACGACGCTGCGCGGGCAGTCGGTCAACATGGCTCCGTCCGACACGAACGGCATTCCGACGTTCATGCCGTCAACCGCCGTCGCGCTTTCCATAACCACGACCAATGTGTCTTCGACGCTTCCCTTGGTGGCGACAGCCAATCAGGGCCTGTCGAGGCGCGTCGGGCAGACAACAGCGAACCTGACGTTCGGGTCGCTCGCCGCCAGCTCGACCAATTTCCTGTTTGTCACGGTCAACGCCGATGGCACGCTCACCGCCGGCTCGACGGCGCTCGCGCCGATCTACCAGCGTGGTGGCATCGCATCTGTTACGTCGGGTCAATACACCTACATCATCAACGAACGGAAGATGTATCTCGGCAACGGCTCCACGGCTGACCTTGTGTGGGTCGTCTTCGTCGGCGAAGCGGTAACTTCCGGGTCTGCGGTAACATCGGCCATCGCGTACGCGTTGAACGGTCGGTACAGGTCTGCGCAAACAACCATTCCGACGACGTTTACCATCGCCACGTTTCTGCATAACATTGGCGTACTACCGGAGTTTCATGAGATATATCTTGTGAACACTGTGTCGCAGTATGGGTACAATCCCGGTGAGATCACGAGGGGTCTGAGCGACAGTACCGGCAACAACCAGACGCTCATGGGGATGCTCTCGGGTCGTAACACGATGGAGGTCGTGTACCACACCTTTCTCGTCGTCTCGCTTCGCGCAAGCGGCGCTATTGGAGCGATCACGCGCACGTCTTGGCAGTACGTCGCTGTTGCTGATCGTGGGTGGGACTGATGGCGAAGTCGACCAGCTACGCGAATTACCTGCTCGGGCTGATCTTCCTCGGGCAGGACATTCCCGGCCTCGCGCGGAACGCCGCCGCGCCGAACGCCAACCTGTATCTGTCGCTGCACAAGCAGGCGCTGGGCGTAGGCGACACGCAGTCGGCGCACGAAGCGACCTACACCGGCTACGCGCGTGTCGCCGTGCCGCGCTCGACGCTCGGGTTTACTCTCGCGAGTAACCGGGTGACGCTGGCCACCAAGACGTCGTTCCCCGAGTGCGTCGCCGGAACAGAGACCTACACGCACTGGGCGATTGGCACGGATGCGTCGGGATCGACGCTCGTGTTGTATTCCGGCGCGTTGAACGATAGCATCACGATGGAGCCCGGCGTGCAGCCCCGACTGACCCCTGCCAGCTTTGTGGACGAGACCTGATGACCATCTCCCTGAAGCACAAGTTCGTCAGCTCGGTACCGGACGACGGCGATACGACCCGCGTCCGCCCGTCCAACTGGAACGAGGAACACAACATCACGATGGCGTCGGGCTTCGTGCTCGGCCGTCTTACGGCGGGAACAGGCGACGCTGAAGAGATCAGCGCTGCGTCGCTGCTGACGTGGCTGGCTTCAGCCGGGGCGGTGGTCGGCCCTGCCTCCGCCACCGACAACGCCATCGCCCGCTTCGACGCCACGACCGGCAAGCTGATCCAGAACTCGTCCGCGACGATTGACGACAGCGGTAACATTACCGCCGGACCCACTGTGCAGGCGCGTCGAGGGTCCAGCGGTAATGTTACCCTGTCGCTGTTCCAGACCGGCGTGCAGGAGTGGCAGCTGGTCAATCGTGGCACGACGGGTGTGCTCGAATTTACCAACACGACAATCACGCCGCTCTCGCTTTATCCAACGACCGGCAACATAAACATTGGTGGCGGGGCAGCTGCCTACAAGCTGACCGTTACGCACAACGCCAACTCTCAAAACGGGGTTCAGGTCCAGAACCCCAATAATGGAGCATCTGCGGCGGCGATGCTCTTTCTTGAGGGAGCGATTGCCAACAGCAGCCTTCAGTTCAACCTGTGGGCCAATTCTGGTGCGCCTTACGCGCAGATTGCGGCAGCTTCGGCTGTGTCCGGCCTTTACGTCGACGCGGCGCTGCACGTCTGGCGATCAGCTGCGCAGGTTGAATGGGCGCAACTGACTGCGTCTGGCATGACAGTCGGCGCGACTGCGTCCGAAGGACACCATGTCCTGTCGAGTGATGCTACCGATGCCACCCACCGCATGTTCGTTTCTGGTGGCGCGACGGGCTGGGCTGCCGGCTTGAACCGTCCGGGGGCCTCTGCCGGCACCAATCTGGTGTGGTCGTCCTTTGCCTCTGCGACGTGGACTGAGCGCATGCGTCTCGGCGCAGACGGTGCGCTGATGCTTCAGAGCACGACGCTGGCTACGATGACCGGCGTTAACACTGGCGCGCTTCTCATTCGCGGCGGCGCTGGTGCCGGTGAGTTCAACGCTATTGATTTCGCCACGACAGGTAGTGCTTCAGTTGCGCGCGTCGCAGCGCAGATCACGGGTTCGGGTTCGTCCCTGCACTTCGGCGTGTCGAACAACTACGGCCTCGGCGTCAGCCACAACGTCATGACGATCCGCTACGACCAGCGGGTAGGCATCAACACGACGGCCCCAGCAGCTCCGCTCGACGTGCGCGGTCCCGCTGGCACGACAGTGCTTCAGGTGTCTGATGGCACCTATGGCACATTTGGCATCTCTTTCAGCGTAACCTACGGTATCGAGTTCGGGTCGGCCGCCGGCTCCAACATCAACCTGAAGGCCAACAATATCGTCGGCCTGACGGTGAACACGTCTGGGCAGGTGGGAATCGGTCCCGGTGGTCTCGGCGCGACCCCCGGTTACGCCCTCGATGTTCGCGACACCGTCGACAACGTCATGCGCATTCGCGGCGGCGGCGCGAACGTTATGGCGTGGCTGCTACGCGCCGATAACGGCGGCACTCCACAGGAGTATCAGTTCGGCGTCACCAAGACGACGCACTCTTGGGGCAAGGGCTTCTACATCTACTCGAACACGGACGCGCGCCGCGATCTGTTCATTGACGCTGATGGCAGCATGACTATTGGTGGCACTGGCAGCCATCTGATGTCCGCCACGGCGGGTGACGTTACACACCGTATGATTATTAGTGGCGGCGCGACGGGCTGGGCGTTTGGCCTCAACCGTCCCGGCGACAGCGCAGGCACCACGCTGACGTGGGCGTCTTTTGCCTCTGCGACGTGGACGACGCGGGCGACAATGACGACGTCGCTGCTCACACTGACCATGCCGCTGTCCATCGGCACTTCGGCGGCCCGCGTCAACCCGGCGAGTGGCTACTCTATCACCAATTATGGTCAGGGTAACTCGTACTGGCTTTTCGGAGCTAACACGAATTTTGTCTCCGGCATCCATTTCGGAGACCCGGCCGATGATGATGTCGGCAGGATCGAATACGCCCACAACGGCGACTACATGGCGTTCTGGACGAACGCCGCCGAGCGCATGCGCATTGCTTCCGATGGTAAGGTCGGCATCAATACGACAGGTGCGGCGGCGATGTTCGACGTCAACGGCGATGTCGCGCATCGCATGGCGGCCCTTACGCTCGCAAACGGTGGCAACCACAACGTCGCCCGTCCCAACTCGTCGTCGCTGCGCATCGCCGGCCCGACTGGGGCTTTCCAGATCACCGGCCTCACCGGGGGCGCTGACGGCATTTTTGCCGTACTGATCAACACGACTGCCCACCAGATGACGCTGGACAACGATAGTGGCTCGTCGACGGCCGGCAACCGCATCTTTACCGATAGTGGCGGCAACTTGAACTGCAAGCACGCAATCCTTCAGTATGACGCCACGTCAAGCCGTTGGCGCGTGATCTCCTTCAGGACATAAGGGACAACCACATGGCTGACACACCGCTCCGCCGCGTCATCAACATCGTCGTCGACCTCAACCCGGACGGGACGGTCAAGGAACTCAACCGAGGTTCCTACAGCGACGAATACATCGGGCGCTTTGGGCGCGTCGAGCCGTCATTGTTCGAGAATGTCGACGAAGCCAGTCTTGCCACGCTCCTACCGGACAGTGCGGCGCTCGTCGCCCAGATCGCTGCGATGCGCGGCGAACGCGACGTTGCAGTAAGTGACGCCGCAGCGGCTGTAGCCGCCAAGGAAGTTGCGGAAACGGAGGCTGCCAGACTGCGGGTAGAGCTGGATGCGCTCAAGGCGGCTCCCGCACTGCCGGACGACCAGATACACGCCGCCTACGTCAAGCAGGCGCTGCATGAGATGGATATGCTCGACGAAGTCAACGGCGCAGCCATCGCCGC